TGCATGGCGGAACCTATGAAATTAAAAGGTGTGCCTGATGGCGTACTTCCATTCAACATTGATTGTGATGAAGAAATGGATGGGTATTTGGTGGAAAACCATAATAATGAACTTACTTGGACTCCAAAGTCATTTTTTGAAGAGAACTTCACTTTAGCAGATTCATTCATTGATAGAATGAAATTAGAATTGGATGAATTGGATGACCGTATTTTGAAACTGGAAAAGTTTATTGAAAGTGATGCTTTTAAATCTTTAGAAGAAACGGATAGAAATCTGTTGAATGAACAACTTGAAGCCATGCATAGCTATTTAGGTGCTTTGAGTTGCAGAATGGAACGAGCAATTTCCAACTAAACGAGGGGAATAGTTTAAACACATAACTTGATAGATATATTTCTGTCAAGTTATTTTTTGTTTTTAATGTCAAATTAGATATTTATTTTTATATATTAAAATAAAAATAATGAGAAAAATTATTATACATGAAAATCAATTTGCAAGTTTATTTAATAGAAGCCGTTTAATTACAGAGAATCGTGCTTCCAAGAATCAATCGCTTGCAAGACGTATGGTTAGAAACTTGTCTCCTAATATAGATGATAAAGAGTTTACCGAGAAAGTGTTACATGATATTCCAAGCGTGCGTAAAGAGAATTTTCATTTGTTTCCAGCCGTTGTGAGATTTTTACTTCAAAATCCTAAATCTATAAATGCTGACACGCTATTAAAACTTAACAAATTCATTAGTGTTGCAGCATCCAAATCTAAGGAATTAAATCTTGACCAGAATCTTAATGGAATGACATTGGATGAGTTCTTTAGAAACTTTGAAGGTTATGTGTCACAGAGTGAAACTGATGACCGTGAAGCAAGCGCACAATATGGAGAGAATAATGAAGGTAATAATAATGGCTATAAGATAGTACCTATTCCAACTTTCGATAACGCAAATGAATATAGCCGTTATACTGATTGGTGTGTCACACAAGGTGAAGAATATTTCTTACGTTATACTAACAATGGTTCAGGAATATTTTATTTCTTATTAAAAGAAGGTTTTGAAAATGTTCCGAGAGAACAAGGTCCAAACTGTCCATTGGACGAATATGGTCTTTCAATGATAGCTGTTTCATTTAGGCATGATGGTTCGATAAATACAGTAACTTGTAGATGGAATCATGATAAAGGTGGTAACGACTTCGTAATGACTCCAGGACAGCTTTCTAAATTAATCGGGGCTGATATATACGGTATTTTTAATCCCGATAATATTCAGAGTTTACTCCCTGAAAACATGGAAGTTTTGGATTATGATTTGAATTATGGTTTGAAGTTGTGTAAAAATACTACCACTGACAATTTGTTCATTTTTAGTTACGACTTTAGTGATAATATATGTTTCCAGAGTAAAGACTATGTTGTCTATCAAGGTAAAACTGATGAAGGATATGATATTTGTGCTTTAATTGGTAGAGATGGATTTATTTATGAGACAGCTGAAGGTGATGAATGGATAGACACGATTGAAAATAATGGTCTTTTATATGTTGCCAATACAGATACAGAATCAGAAGGTGGTGGAATTTATAACGCAAAGACCATGGAAAAGTTAAAAGATATTCCTATTAGGAATTTAGATAACTATCAAAATATACTTATACTAACTGATGATGATGGTTATAAGCAAGTAATAAATAAAAAAACTAATAAGTCTATCTTTAGTAAAAATATAGACAAATGGGTATATCAATATGGAAGATTAGTTTGTTTTAGAGATAATCAAATTTCCGTCATAAATACTGATACATGCGAAGATTATATATGGTTGGCAGATATAATTAGCACTATTGGAGAAGGTGAATATAAGTTATATTTAATTCAAGACGAAGATGGAATGTTTGTTGTTTCTGAAAAATTCGGTCTAATAACTCAACTTCCAATAGAAGAAACATTTTATGTTACGCCTTCAAAAGATGTTCCTGCAGAATGTGTATACTTGATTATGTGTCAAAACGGTGGTATAGCACTAAATCAAGATAAAGTGTTTTTCTCTCACGTTTCATCAAATGACTTCAAGAAACTCAATGAATTTACAACACTTACATCAATGGATATTAGAGAAATATTTGGATAAATACATGAAATGATGTGATATTTTAGAGATTAAACATACGTATCAACGCACGGCCCTCATTAAGGAAGGTTATCATAAATGTTAATTATTTGCGTATTGTAAGTGTTTGATAATCAATATGTTATAATATACATATATAAATACAAAAATATATAAAATTGAGGCGTATTCACAGATTATACTTTTACTTTTTTAAATCATAATAATTTAAGCAAGATGACAAAAATAGTTTTAACTGAAAACCAACTCAGAAATATATTTCTTACAGAAAATCGTGCATCAAAGAATCAGTCTTTAGCACGCAAAATGGTACGTTCTATAAATCCAAAATTAGACGAAAAAGATGTTACAATGAAAGTTTTACATTTTATTCCTAATGTTAGAAAAGCTGACTTTCATTTATTTCCAGCTGCTGTAAGATTTGTGCTAACAGCAGGTGAGAGTCTTAATAATACTTTAGTACTGAATTTAAATAAATATATTGGTGTTACTGCCACTAAAGCCAAGGATTTAGGACTTGACCAGAATGCAAATGGAATGTCTTTACAAGATTTCTTTCGTCAGTTCCAAGGTGAGGTAACGAATAGTGAAAAAGAAGACCGTAAAGCCTGTGCACAATATGGTACTAATAATGATGGTAATAATAATAATGGCTATAAGATAGTTCCGATACCATATTTTGATAAGGCTGTAGAGTATAGTAGATACACTGATTGGTGTGTGACATACAATGAAGGTCGTTTTTTGGATTATACCAACAATGGCTCTGGTGTATTTTATTTCTTATTAAAAGATGGTTTTGAAAAAGTTCAAAGAGAACAAGGTCCTAACTGTCCATTAGATGAGTACGGACTATCTATGATTGCAGTGTCTTTTAGACGTGATGGTTCTGTGAATACAGTAACTTGTAGGTGGAACCATGATAATGGAGGAAATGACTTCGTAATGACTCCAGAACAAGTTTCTAAATTAATTGGAACTGACATATACAGTATATATAAACCAGAAAACATTCAGAATTTAGTTTCTGCAGATATTGAAGTGTTAAATGACAATTTGGAATATGGTCTAAAGTTATGTAAGAATAAGAGAACTGATAAATTGTACGTTTATAGTTATGATTTTAGAGAGAATGTTTCTTTTAACAATAAAAACTATGTTGTATATAATGGTAAAAGTGACGAAGGGGATAGTATTAGTGTTTTAATTGATAGAAGAGGTAACATTTATTCTGTAGGCTTTGAAGATAATATAATAAATACATTTGAAAATAATGGTCTTTTATATGTTGCTACCCCAGAAGTTGAAGCTGATGGGCGAGGTATCTATAATGCAAAGACCATGGAAGAAGTAAAAGACATACCTATTGAGTATTTACATGACTGCCAAAATATTCTTATATTAACCGATGATGAGGGTTTTAACCTTATAATAAATAAAAAAACTAATAAGACTATTTTTAATGATTATATAGATAAATTTGTATATCAAAAAGGTAAAATAGTTTGTTTTAGAGATAATCAAATTTCAGAGATAAATGCTGATACATGTGATATAGAGATAAATTGGTCCAATATAATTGGTAAAACTGGTAAAGGAAATAAAACTTTATTTTGGGTGCAAAATGAAGAAGGACTGTTCGTCATTTCTTATGAAAAAGGTCTATTAACCAATCTTCCAATAGAAGAAGCGTTTTATGTTGAAGCACACAAATGGGTCTCAAATGAAGATATATACGTGCTTATGTCGCAGCAAGATGGTATTGGGTTAAATATGAATAAAGAATTTTGTGCATTCTTTTCAAAAGGAGCCTTCGACAACATCAAGAGGTATACAACTGTTACCCCAATAGATATTAAAGAAATTTTAAGCTGATTTCTTTCTCTATAATATAAAAGAGAACTGGTCAATACATCAGTTCTCTTTTTTGTTTTTTTTAACTTTTATTATTTGCTTGGTAATGTATTTTTTATTATCTTTGCAACAAATAAAATTATAAATGATATGGACTTAATGAATAAAGTAAAGAATGCTTCTTATAATGTAATAATTGATGATATAACATATCCTAAAGATGATGTTAAAACTACTAAATTTGAAATCACGCTATCTGAAGAAGATGGTAATTATGGTACTATTGTAATGAGTATTGTTTCAACATCAAAAGATAATACAATATCTCCTGTTGAAAACAAAGTTAAAGATGATATCCTGATAAGTAACTGGATTGATAGAGAAGATAAACTTCCTCTCTTACTCAACTGTATTAGTAAATTCTATCTTAAGAATAAGTCTAAAATTGAGTTAGATGACTTAACAACTTTATTTCATTTTGCGGTCGGCATGTTCTTTTGTTTTGATATATTCTATCAATCTTTTAGTGAACATTTCATACAAGTTAGAAAATTTACTGCTTCGTTTAAACCTTGCAGAGAAATGGAAGTAGCTCTATATGATGAAATAATAAACTATTTTAGTGAAAGAGATATGTAATAATATAATATAAAAGAATATGGACTTATTAAAATATATAAATAATTTTTCTTATGGTGTGACAATGAATGGTTATAATGATATTAAAATAATTAGTTTTAATATCGAACTTTCTGACGTTAGTGAAGAGTATGGTAACGTTGTTATGTGTGTGGATACCTTTTCTAAAGATGATAAATTATCCTCGATAGAAGATTTAATTATTGATGATTTGTCTCTATATAACTGGATTGAAAAAGAAGATAAATTCCCTCTTTTGCTCAACAGTATTGCTAACTTTTATATTTGTAATCAATCTAAAATTAATCTCGAAGAATTATCAGATTTATTACATTTTGCTGTCAATATATTCTTTGATTGGGACATATCTTGTAATTCGTTTAGTGAATATTTGTTTCTTTTCCGAAAGTTTACTCTGTTATCTATTCCTTGCACGGAAATACAACTTGCCTTATATGATAAGATGATAACTTATTTTAAAGAAAGAGGGTTATAAAATAAATAAAAAGTTTTGTTATTTACAAAATAATTAGTATCTTTGCAAGTGAAATGAGAAAGATTAATAGGACATATAAGTTCAGACTGTATCCGAATAAGGAACAAGCCGAGTTATTGGGAAAACACTTCGGATGTTCTCGCTTTGTGTATAACACTTTTCTCAACCAACGCATAGAACAGTATAAGCTGACTGGTAAGAGTGATAACTATTATGCACAGGCTAAAACACTTACTGCGTTGAAGAAGCAGGAAGAAACTGCATGGTTGACGGAAGTAAACGCCCAAACCTTACAGTTTGCAATCCGTAGTCTTGAAGCAGCCTATAACAATTTCTTTAAGAAACGTGCAAAATTTCCTAATTTCAAGTCCAAGCATTCTAAGAATAGTTTCACCGTTCCGCAATCTGCATCTGTAGCAGGTGGAAGACTTTTCATACCCAAGTTCAAGGAGGGTATAAAGTGTCGTGTACACCGTGAAATAAAAGGTAAAATTGGGAAGGTAACTATCACAAAAACTACGAGCGGAAAATATTTTGTTTCCGTATTCACAGAAGAAGAATACATAACTCCTCTTAAGAAAACTGGTAAATCCATTGGCGTTGATATGGGTTTAAAGGACTTACTTATCACTTCTGAGGGAGAAACTTTTAAGAATAACCGATATACAAGAAGATATGAGTGCAAACTTGCTAAAGCACAGCAGCATCTTTCACGTAAGATAAAAGGCAGTAAAGGGTTTGAAAACCAAAGACTCAAAGTTGCCAGACTTCACGAGAAGATTGCTAATAGTCGTGTTGACTATCTGCACAAGTGTTCTATATCTCTTGTTAGAAGATATGATATCATCTGCATAGAGGATTTGAATGTAATAGGTATGACGAGAAACCATCGCCTTTCCAAGTCCATTTCTGATGCAAGCTGGGGAAAATTTGTTTCCATGCTTACATACAAGGCAGAATGGAACAATAAGAAGGTTGTGAAGGTAGACCGATACTTTCCATCCTCTCAGACTTGCAATGTCTGTGGTTATGTCAATAAAGACATTAAGAATTTATCTGTCCGTGAGTGGGAGTGTCCTCATTGCCATACTCATCATGACCGTGATATTAA